GCATGACATCAAAGTCTTGGTAAGGAGGAATCTGGACAACCTTGCTATTGATCCCCATCTCAGCCAATTCCTTTTGAGCCAATTCTGTTTCACAAAGGATATGGTTTACCTTTAAGTTCAACGCGCCAGCCAAATATTTTAAATCCTCATGCGTGAACTTCCTCAACCAGTAAATATCCGCACCGACGAAATGGACAATCTTAATTTGCTTGTCGTACTTCGCGAGTACCTGGGCGTGAGGGTTCCCCTCATCCGTCGGCTTGGTATAGAACCCGATCATATAGATCGACTTGTATTCGTTCTTCTTGAAAATCGTATCATCCCGATAATCTGCGCCGAGCATCTTGGCGATCTCTGTTCCGTGATAGGGCGCACCCATCGAAGTGACCACCATCTTGGATGTCGGGATACTATGTTTATCTCGGATATACTTGACCCGATCAATCCAGTTATCCTCTGAATCGTAAGATAATCCGCCCGCTTGCGGAATCTGTGCAATAAAACTAATTTCCCTTTTAAGGAAGTGGCCTTTGACTTTGACATCTTCTCCAACCGGTTCCCCAAACACAACACGCAACCAGAAATCCCAATCCTGAAGGCTCTTAACTTTCTCATCCCATTTGACAACGTGCTTTCTCCAAAGAGGGAACCCGCAATCAATAAAATTCGCTTGCTTCAATTCAAATGCGTTGAACGATTTAGAGGGATACCAGGCCCGGTCCTTTGTCCCGTACTCGTAAGCTCCATAAATGAATCCGCAATCTGGATGAGTTTGCAACTCGTCGATCCACATCCGAACCATTCCACGTTTTGCAATGTAGTCGCTATTGAAGAACGAAACGATCTCACCCTTGGAAGCCTCAAACCCGGCGTTCCGGGCCGCAGGTGCGCCGCCATGTTTAATCTCGACAACCTTCACCCGTTTATCTTTGTGGAACGACATCGGCACCTTAAGCAGTTCCGGATCAATACCGTCAAACGCGCAAATGATCTCAATATTTGAATAGTCTTGATCGATAAGGCTCATGATGCACCGCTTAAATAGGTCTTTATCAACCTTGTAAACCGGTACGATAAATGAGATCAACGGTTCTCTTTGTAGTTCGATTGTCATTTTGTTTCCCCTTTTTTGGTAGCGATCCCCAGACCGCTTGACGTTTTGAAATCTTCGTAAATCCATTTGTTCCCCGGCTTCGCTGTGACTCCGCAATGATTCAATCTGTGCGAATTGATCCCATGAAAATAATCTTTTAAACATCGGCCCATTTCTTCGATATAGGCAATATCATGAACCGCAATCTCTCCCCCTATGGTAAGCCTCGGCATGAGCAGCTCAATATCATCAACAATATCTCCGATCTGATGATCCGAATCCAAGAAGGCCATATCGATCTTGGATGGTAAATAATCGATATTCTTTTGAAGTGTTTCGCCCATAAGAGACAATCGGCCATCCGGTATCGCCAGCTTCTCCCATATCCGGCCCTCCCCTCTGTAGCTATTGATGTCAATCGTATGGAGATGGCCAAACCCGTTTTTCTCTAAAGCCAAGAGCATCCAAGAAGTTGAATAGCCATGCCCGGTTCCAACCTCAACCACATTCTCAGGCCGTTTCTTGATAATGCGATCATGAAGCATTTGCCCATGCTCAATTTCGATAGCCAACAGGTCCTTATGCTGGTTCCTGTTCTCTTTGCCCATCGCGATCAGGCATTTTTCGATCTCAATTAAGTTCATATTTTTTTTGCGTTACTGGAAACATTAAGTTTCCCACCGATCTTGTTTAGATTCGAAGCCGTCAAAACAGCGTTCCCATTTACATAAAGACTTCCCCTAACCTCTTTTAAATTGTCGCTCGTCACGTTCTCGTTGATCGAAAGATCGCCGGGATAAATCCCTTTCGCAACATGAGGAATAATATATTTATCGAGCGCATCCATGCATCGGTCAAACCATAATTCCCGGTCCTCTTCAAACCAAGCTGGCAAACTATTCTCCTCATCAACACTCACGCCCCAACCATTAAACCGGAGCATAGGATCAAACCAACACCCCCTCGGCCATATCTGGACCCGGACAAATTTTCGATTAAGCAAGTCCTCATCCCTGAGGCCCAGGTCTCTAATCAGAAGCTCATGACTGTCATGCGTCAAACTGTACTTTGGCACAATATCGTCTTTGACGCAGATGAACACCTTCTTACTTGATCCCGAATTATTTGAGTTCAAAATTCATTACCTCTAAAACCACTCGTTCCGCATCTGCTACCGTCATTGTCGAGGAAACCGGAAGGCTTATCGTCGTTGCCCCGATCCTTTCCGCTTTCGGGAAATCGCCCTCTCCGTATCTCAAGAACTTGTAGGCCGGCTCCAAATGTAACGGCTTGAAATGTATCCCGGTCCCGATCTTTCTTTCATATAAAGCCTGTCTTAATTTGTCTCTTCTGGGGGATCGAATCTCAAAGATGTGCTGAGAGTGACCATCTCCCTTTTTATCATCGAACGATTTCTCGTAAACCTTCCAGACCTTGGCCCGCTTCTCTCTAAGCTCCGGCCAGCGTCTTAACTGCGCCAATCCTATGGCCGCATGGATGTCAGACATATTCCCTTTGTGGCCGGGGAACTCGACTTGGTAATTGCAAACCGTATCCCTGCCGTATCTCTTCCAAGCGCCCATCGTAAGCCCTTGAAGGATAAGCGTTTTGATTCGAGTTGCGTGGTCCGGGTATCGACAAATCACCATCCCACCCTCGCCACAAGTGATGTTCTTCGTGGGATAAAAGCTGAAACAGGTGAAATGGCTTATCGTTCCAATCTTTTGCCCTTTGTACGAACCTCCGAAAGCGTGGGCCGCGTCCTCAATCACTATCAAATTCTGGCGCTTGGCAAGCCTGTTTATCTCATCCATGTCGCATGGCGCGCCAGCGTGGTGGACCGCAATAATTGCCCTGGTCTTTTCGGTGATAGCGTACTGAACCAAGTTGGGGTCAATATGGCCCGAAGCTGTTACATCAACAAGCACCGGTTTGGCTCCCACTTGTAGGACTGCGTTTATCACGGCTGGGAACGTCATGGCGGGGATAATAACCTCATGACCGCTTCCGATGCAGGCAACCGTCAAAGAGGCTACCAGGGCCTCAGAACAAGACGATACGGCCACAGCGTACCCGCCACCGATGAACTTCTCGAACTCTGTCTGGAACTCTTGGACAACCTTGCCCGTAGACAACCAGCCGGACCGCATAACATGAGCAACGGCCCGAATCTCCTCATCTGAGATATCGGGCTTGCTGAAAGTTATGAATTCCGAACTGGCTTTCTTTTTCATTAAACCTCAAGAAAATCGACGCAAGGGCAAAGATGACACTCTTCGCCTACCCCATTGAATATGTGCATCCGGCGAGGGTGACCGCAACCGCCACGAGCGCATTTGTCTTCAAGACCACCAATAGCCTTCTCCGCTTTCTTTGTCAGCGTTTTACAGGTTGCCGGGCTAGGAGCAACCGGCGCATCCACTGGCGCGGGTTCAACTACCTTCTTTTTTGCTTTTGTTACTTTTCGTTTCTTCATTGCTTGACCTCACAAACTCAAAGATAGGTGAAGAAAATTGTTGCCTTAATATTTCAACGCACTCCAAAATACAATGTCCGCCGATCGGATCCGGTCTCATGATCGGCCTCATCATATGCGGTTGGAGCAATTTGAAATAACCAGCATTGTAACTCTCTTCCCATTTTTCATACGTCAACGGATTTGCTTCAAAATGTTTTAAGATTCGGTCCACTTCTTGCGCCCATGCGATCTCGATCCCCATATGGATATTTGACAGCATCTTACTTAACTCGGTTCCCTCTACGTCTTTGGTTGAAAACACCTCCCATCCGCATTCCTTGAAATACTTCGACGCGATATCCGAGTCCTTCTCGTTCGCGCTGGCAATAAACTTTGGGAAGAATTTGAGTTCTACCGAAAGTTTCGGCCGGTGTCTCCCTCTGATCGGAGAGTAAACAATGTGGCCCCCGATCTGTTCCGTCGTTCCAATCGTGATGGAAGAATGGATGATTGTTAAATCTGGTTTGTATTTCTTCTGGTATCTCTTAACTTCAGCGATAAATTCGTCACTATCTGGAAAACAGATGTGCATCACTTCAATATCAGGAAGATCACACTCCCCAACATCACGGATATATGTCGCGTGATAAGGTTTGATGACCTCAAACAATGCTTGTCCTACTTCGCCTCTGCCTATGATTAAACTTTTCATTCTCTTCCTTTTAAGCTCCCAAAGCCCCCCCGCCTGGGGGAAATCAGACGAGAGGGACTTTGGAAATATTGTCTAGTCGCCGCTTTTGTACGTCATGATAATACCAGCCGAAGGATTCAGAATCTTAGCCGCCACCGCGATCTTGTACCCGATGTAGGTACGCTGATCGAGAGGGTCGCTCTTATCTGCTCCCGAGACGATATTAACTTTCGTATCTTGGCCACGAAGCTTGGTTACACCATAAGCACCTTTTCCGACGATGAGAGTTCCATACAAGGAACCACCACCTGAAACATACCCGGAATAAGTTGAAGCGAGAATCGCAACGGTCATTGCCTGAGAACTTTCCTCAAACAAGACGCGTTCAATCACTCCAAGTCTTCCTCGTTCCATTGCACTCCGGTTGGTGTAAGCCATCCAGGTTGCAAAGTTAGAGTCAGCCCTGATTTGATCCGAAACCGTGGGACTCACGATTCCGCGATAGTTCCCGTCTTCAAACGGCATAGCATCGAGCTTTTTCAATTCAGTAACAGCCTTTCGCACGTGTGCGATAGTTGTCACCGTAGAGAAGAAACCGTTCTGCAAACCAATGGCAGCCCAGAAAGTTGACGTTCGGTTTGCTTCAAACAAGGGAAACCCTTGAGTAAAGGCCGAAGGAAACTTGGTGGACGACGCATTAGCGAGGCCGGTCGAAGCCGCAGACCCAAATCCGATTGCGTCGGAAATGAAGTTATCTACGGTCAAAGCCGCACCATAACCGAGAGCGTCTGCTGTCTCTTTGACAACAGGGTTCACGGCTGTAGCAGCGACCCGAGTAGTTACGTTGCGGAGGTCGGCTTTCCAAACTTGAGTTGCGGACACTTTGCGAGTTGACATTGCGCTGGTTCCAGGGGTTCCAGTCTCATCGAGAGTGTAACCTGTTCCGGGATTTTTCAGCTGATGCCAAATCACTGTGTCGCCCTCATTCATTGGAAGCGACTTCTTAACAGCGAACTTTTGGTAAACCAGATTAGCCATGAGGCGTTCCAGGAACACTTTGTCGTAATAGTTCCCGATCATTGTGGTAATGGTCACGCCGCTGGTATCTGTATATAAGTCAGTCATAATTTATTTCACCCCCCATTCCTGCTGGGGTATTTAGTCAATTTCCAATTTCTGTCCCATCCCCGTTAAGACCTTTTCCATCCCTGCCAAAGGGAGGTCAGCAAACTGTTGGTTTGTGATCTTATTTTTTCCCGGACCTAATGCGTTCCCTGTCCTATTCACACCGGTTCCCCTTGCGGTTGGTGGCGGACCATTTGGAACAGCACTCCCATCGGTCGGTGGACTATTAGATGGAATCTGATTTAAACCTTCCAGGTTTCTCCGCCCTATATTTCTCAAGGCCGTTTCAAAGACCGTGACCATAGGCGCGGGATCGTTTCTGAGGTTTGTTGGATTGCCTTCCATGATTGTGTGCATTTCTTTAAGCACCTCGGGATCATGAAAAGCGGGATCAGCGTCCAGTTTCTCGACGGCTGTTCTACGTGAAGTCACTCGCTCGGAGGCGTTAAGCCTTGCGGTCAACGGACCGAGTTGCTGCTGAACTATGGACATCGCGATATCGTGAGCAATCGGGCCGATCTTTCCTAGATCTTCCGGATCTATCCCATAATGTTTCGCAACATCTTCAGCAGATTGGGAAGCTGGTTGCATCGGTTGGCGGAGCGGTGGCGCATTGGCCGCAGGAGGCAAAGCCTCCCTATTTGGCTCCGGTTCTTTGCTGTGCAACTTCCTTTCGAGATTCCACATGGAACGAGCCATGTCTTGAACTGACTTGAATCCCTTCTTCTTCATCCATTCCTCTGTCGCCGCCTTGTCTTTCTCTGCGAAAGGGACGGGTGATTCAACCGGGGCAGAAGGTGCCTCGGGTTCGGATGGCTTGTCTATCGGGGGTACCGGCTTTTTGACTGTATCTTCTGGTTCGAGTTCCACCGCAGGTTGAAGCTCTTCGATCTTCGCCTTGGCGGGCGGAGGATCTCCGGGTTCCTTCTTCTTGCGTTGTATCTCGTCCATGATTTGATCTGAAGTCTTGCCGCCTACCTCTTCTAGGACCGATTCCTGTTCTGTCATTGTGTGTTCCTCCCTATGGCCGGCCTTTTATGGCTTGTGGCCAAAGCGTGAAAATCTATGGCCGGATCAACCCAGCCCGAATTAAAATCTCTGTTAATGTGTCTTGGTCCACGAGGTAAAGTTCCTCATCCGTCATACCCCATCCTTTGCCTGCCCAATCTTTCTCATGATGTCGTCGATACACTTCCGAATCCCGCGAGCTTGAGCAATCCTTTGAACCGTCAAATCATCAATCGGGATCTTGTCGATATCATCAACCGCCTTCGACTTCATCCGAATTAATTCGCCCATCAAATACTTCCAAGCGTAAAACCTTTGGATGTCGCCAAACGAGGCCGCCAACTCTTTTGAAGCTACTTCCTCTGCTGTCTGTTGACGGCTAAACATGAGACACCACCTTGCAATTACAGATCTTCTCTTGTCGAGCAACTGCGCCAAAGCACGTTGAGCAAGTCCCATTTACCAGCATCATTTTTGCGACCATGTCCTTGTAATATCCTTCTGCGGCCTGCATACGGCCTTTATAAAGTGCCGCATTTTCTTCCGCAACTGAGATCCGCATCGCGGCAACCTCTTTTTGGAATCCCTCTGTTTCACGCTTGGATAACTCCGCCTCTCTTTGAACTAGCTTCTCTTCCATCCGCTGAAGCCGGGCTCTCCACTCTTTTTGAAATCCTTCCTCTATTTTGGACCTTGTAGTGCTTCTTATCATTTTCCCCTCCATGAATTAAATCTTTACAACTTGCCAATCAGTCGCAAGTAAATCCGTCTGGCTGCATACCCAGGGTACCCGTTGTTTCTGGACCGTCCTGATCCAAACATAAGGCAATGAGTTTGCGCTGAGTGCATCCGGAATCTGAATTCCCAGATATTGCCCTTTGCCATTCCATCCTCCACGCTGAACAAACTGCCCGTCCTGCATCTGTTTTACTGCCCATCCTATGTCACCAATCGATATTGCCATCTTTCCCTCCATGAATTAAGCTAACTCTAAAGGCTTCCCTGATCCTGGTCCCGGCCCCGCACCAGGCAATGGCGGCAACCCGCCCCCTGCGCTGGGGGGAACATTACCCGCCCCAGGTTGCCCCGGCGGTCCCCCTGGTCCTGGGCCTGATTGTGGCCCTTGCCCTTGTCCCGGCGCGCCACCGGGCAAACCAGGAAATGATTGCATCATCTTTTTCCGGAATTCATTAAATTGCTGAAGTTCCTCTTCCGAGAAAATCACTCCGTCCGGATCAGAGTTGCCCATCTCCAACCACATCTTGCGGGCAAGATCGTATTTCTTGAGCCAAGGTTCATTCATCCAGAGCTTCGCATACCCTTCCATCTGGCCCAACTTGACACCTTTGCTTTCAAGAGTCATCACGCCCAGAGGTACCAAGTTCGCGACATTATCCAACTCTTCCGGTAGAAGATATTGGAACTTGGCCGCCTCTTCCTTGCCAAGTATCTTTGAAATCGATTCGAAACTCTTGTACTGATAAACCTGCTGATAAGTCTTTCGATATAAATCCTTAAGCCCATTGGCCTCTATCCCCTTGGCAGTCAACATGAACCGTTCGCCAGCGACCTGTTTGTTCATAAGCTGGCCACGGAATGTTCCGCCTCCGGCCTCATCCTCTGCACCACCGACCCCGATGGTCGCCTTGACCGCTGCGGTCGCTTCCTGGATAGCCTGATCCACCATACTAATTTTCATGTACCAATCTTTTGTCATATCCGGGAACTCGACAATCGTAAACGCTTTCCGAATATCCTCGATCCCTTCAAATGTCCATATGGCTGCCGGCTCAGACTTCAACCGCTTCCAATCCTTGGACGGGATCTTATCCTTGAGTACCGCAATAATCTTTTGAAGGCTTAAGTTCACTTGGTCCGAGCCTGTGTTGACCATCTCATTCTTTTCGATCTGAAGGCCGAGCATGATCTCAGCCGGCCCGATACCATCCCAATCGCCGGGGATCGAAATGTAGGTATCTTTGAAATATGGTGGTTCGCCATCTCGGTTTGGGTTCAAGCTTTTCCGTACACATCCTTTGCCATCGATAATCCATATCCAAGCGTTGACCTGCTCGTTCTTTGTCGCCTCGTCATATCTCTTTGAAGGGTCCAACATCCAAGCCGGAACAGGCCCCCAATATTCAAGTAGCTGATGGGGCGTATCTGGGTCCATGTAAGACATTGTTGGATCATCTTGTAAGAGTGCCGCGCGGCGGGCCGCAGTATCTTCATCGTATTGGACGACCTGCCCGAAGCTCTGGTTCAATAAGTTCGGGGTCACATTCTGTAATCGATAAAACGGATCTGGATCGTTAGCAAGCGCAACAAGCTCCGCGTTTGTGATGACAGACTCTTCGATAATCCAAAACTCTGAGCTAATCCTGTCTGTGTACGGTTGCGGGAAAATCTTGTACCGATCAACATAATTAACGGTTGCCCAATCTCGAACCGTCATTTCCTGGGGAGTAAAAGTCTCGGGTGGAACACGGGGGGGCCGGCCTTGAAATGCCGCCATAGCACGTTCAAGAACACTCGCTTGGGGTTTGTTCTTCGCCATGACGACTTTCTTTTTGAGGTCATAGCCCACCTTTCCAACTGAAGTCCCAACAATGCACAAGGTCCGAAGGTAGTTCGTTAACCCAACTTTAAGTTTGGCGTGTTCCAAATCTTTGCTGACAATCGAATTGATATGCCGAACCTGGTTCTCGTACTGCTTGACCTTGCATTGCCACTCTGCCGGGGAATTCGGGGCCGTTAATGCGCTATGAAGATTGGCCGTAATGATCTCAACAACTTTTGTCGTGTCCGGCTGGAACGTGGTCGATTGCCATGACTGCTTGTTCGTCCTGTCATAAACCTGTTTGTAATGCTCCCAGCATTTATCCCACATGAATTTCTTGGTTTTCCAAGATTCATAAGACGATTCCTTTCGAGCTGTGACCATGCTTGCAACTTCCATCTGAACCATTTCATCGATTCCCATATCCGTATACTTCTGGGCTGATTGTTCAGCGGGCTGATCACCCGGTAACGTGGCAAGAAGCGAAGCGGGGTCAAGAGTGGGAGCTGGTCGATCTGGATCGTAAAGTGGCTGAACTGACTGGTCAGGTCCACCGGGGCCGAAAACATTTGGTCGGGGTCGATCGAAAATTGGCATAAAGTTTCTCCTATCCGTATAGTTTGCGAGGCTGGTTATCTGGAATCGGTTCTTCTAGGCGCGGACTGTCCATCAACCCATATCGAACGCAATCCATGAAATCCTTGTATTCCTCGCGAATCTTCCCCGTTTTAGGATCGAACGACCAACGCTGAAATCCTTTGATCGTGTTCTTGCATTTGGGACTGACAATGTACTTTGGTTGGTTTGCTGAATCGATTGGCTTCTTGGTGTTGTACCGGAGCGCCGACCGAACCTTGATTATCCCGGTATCAACTTCTTCGGATGCTTTGTAGGACGGATTAAATCTGAGGCCCACCTTCCCGAACTCTTGCCGGATCGTGGTCCTGGTCTGGACGCTCTCGATGTCTGCAAAATGGCGGTCAATAATCCTCTTCTGCACATTCCAGCCTTCCTCTTTCATCAGGATTATTTTCTTGTAGTCTTCGATACCAAAACTGCATCCGTGCATCCGGTAGAAATCCTCATTCGGCCACTCATCAACCTGGCGGAATACACCTTGCTTGTCTGGATATCCCCAGATCATTGCGAAAGGTTTGTCGGTATGCGGATCAACGATGTGGTAAATGGGAGCGTCCCAAGGGACAGGGATATTTTCTTTTGCGACGTGGACATTGTAATCAAAAACTTTATAAATCAGACCTTTAAGGTACATTGCTTTCCCGTGTACCCGCGCTTCGATCTCGTCGGGGTCCATCTCTTCGACCATCTTCATGATCTGGTTGTGATCCAAGTGGCCTCGGATTCCATGCTCCTTGCAAGCGTCTTCCATCGAGGCATAGACGATGCGGCTCTCGTTTCGCGGGACCACTTCTTCAAAGAACCAGGCCGCCTCGGTTAATGGGGTCATCAACACGAACAGGAGGCCACCCATCCGCAGCCGTGTTATACAAGCATGGTATATCCCTCGTGGAGGCGGCTCATCGCACACAACCAAGCCCAGGTTCCCGCCTTCAAATTGGCTGACATCTTGATCGTAGGTCATAACATCCACCACCCAACCGTTTGCCTTGTACTGAGAGAAGTAATTCTTGCCAGCCTTGTGGACCTCGTATTTGCCTTTGGGCCACCACTTCTCGATCTCAGAATGAAATGGGCCGATCTCTTCAACCAGTTTGGGATTTGTGATGTAACGGATTCGTTTGGGATAAGGCCAGTTCCGGAAGAGTTCCGTATCGAACCAATGACTTTGAGGCCCGAAAATAAGATTGCCAAAGATATTAACAATATCGGCAGTTTTACCAACACCGTTGGCAGATGAAAGGATTGAAACAAGGCCGGATGTGTCTTGAGCAATTTTGACAAACTCTTCTTGCTTGCCATTAGGTGTGAAAAATTGAATCCGCCGGTTCTTTCTCGTCCATTCAAGCTCGTATTTGAGATCATCTAAGAGGCCCTCCTTCGAGCGCGGCGATAGTTCGGATAATTTCTTCCGCAGATAAACGTCCTCTGAGTCTTGTCCCGTCCTCATCCCCTACCTCCAAGATCGATTGAAGGGGTTTCCCGTAACCGTGTTCAATGAGATAAATCGCGGCCTCGCGCCTATCTCTTGGGTGGCAAGGGTAAGCCACCGTTTCCCCATTCTCGTTAATCTTTTGCTCAAAATCTTTGCCGCTTGCCATATCGTGCAACATCTCGACAAGCTGGCCTTTATCCACAAGCTCTCGACATTTAGCTTTAAAAACAGAAGAGGGCTGGCCTGATCCCGGCCTTGCCCCCCCAGTTGCAAATTTGTGACCTTTAGGAAATTTGTGTCTAGCCATTTCGTATTGATTACCCTATTGATAAATTTCTCATTAGACATAAAAAAAACAGGTCGCCCGTGACAGGCATACCTGTTTATAACTTTCCCCTCGATGAATCTCATGAATGTTCATCAAGGTTTAGAACCTAGTAAATTTGAATTGTTATGGCAAGCTATTTTTTAATCTGCATATCGTTTATCGCCTTAACTACCGCCTGGACAACTGGATTCACCAGCATCTGGCGGGGGCATCCCGTTTTTCTGCCTACTCCTCGCCGCCCCCTAGCAAGACTTCGGCTTTTCGGTTTCGTTCTTTCCTTGATCGAACACCTAGGTTATTCTTTCGTACTAGAACAAATCTGGCGGGAGTCGCAGGGCTTGAACCTACGTATTGATTGCGTTTTACCTCGGCTATGCGTCCATAGTGGTTCAGCAATCGCATCCCTCTTTCAGGGCCTCCCTAATACCGCGCCCCACCACAGAACGCGGCATTAAATCTATTCCTTCCCCATAGCGTCATCATCTGGGTACGCTCCCGGTTTTAAGTCTGGACACATTTTTTCATGGTGCATAATTCTAGAGTGCGCCTGTTTCGCGCTCCTTTCGGATTCAGCAAAATTCCCCTGAATCTGTTCCATGTTTTCAGGAAGATTCCAAATGTGTTTTATTATTTTTAGGATTTTCATCATCTATTCCATAACCTTCTCAAGTGTGATTTTAAAGATGGCTCGTTTGTTCCTAGAACATTTGCCCAATTTTCTCCATTTCTGTTTAGCTTGATGCAGTGTGAGCGGGTCCGCCCATTGAAGCAGTTTTTCCAGGTTATCTTCCCCGTAGAAAGTAGCTCCTCTCTTGGTTTTCATGGCTTTTTAATCCATCCTTGATCAATTAATTTTTCCGCAAGTTCATATGCCCATGATGGGCAATGTATTCTATCTCTGGAATCAACGTTCTCAAATCCCATATCTTTTAAAAATGCAATTATTAAATCACGCTCATTCATATTTTTTCCTTGCCCAGCGGACCGGAATCACAATTACAAATTCCCATATCGGCGCAACAATCTGGCTTTATTTTTTCTTTCGGGGCGGGTTGGGATAGGGCTTCCTCTTTGCGTGTTACCGTTACAGTTAGATTCGTTTTCATGTCAGAAGTAAAACTCCCATAACTCGTTTTTATCTTCATCCATCGACTGTTCATTTTCCAAACCTCAATAGTCCTATCCTTTGAGGCGGGTTGATATAAGGCCAATGCCCCAGTTAGTTTCTTAATCCTATCGTCCTTTTCCTTGAGTTCTGCCATATATTCTTTAACGTGCCGATAACATTCGGGATGTTCTTTTTGATATTTAAGTGGATTAACGCACCAAGCACACCAAGTTTTCTCATCCATCACTTCACCTCTTTTATTTTGGATAGGGCATCCATAACCCTTGGAAACAAACATTCTGGGTCATGCTGTCCAATTGCCCCAGGACCGGCTTCACCCATGTCGCAACCGGTTCCACAAGCGCAAGGGTTTAACTTATCTAAAGGATGCTCATAGCACCCCCTAAACAACTCCAACGCCTCCACCGCAATCCTCACCTTCTCCCTTTCGGACTCTAGAACCTCCCAAGGCATGAAAGTGACCTCAAGCCTTTTCTTGCCATCGGCTACAGTCTTCGTAATCATCTCACAACATTGGCGATATATTTTTCCATTTGCCCTTGAGCGCAAAGCAACACCCCAACGAACGGTTGTTCTCCAAGAGGGGCGTAAAGCTCCCCGACGATGTCTGGCTTTCTCTTCTGTCATCTCGTCCATTACTTCGCCCCCTTGCTGCTGTTCTCTTCTCTTTCAATGAATCGACAATTGGATAAAGTGTAATTGCCGTCATTGGC